GGCTTGAGCGATCAAGTAGAGATCAGCAGCACTGCATTCAAGATTGAGTTTCATGGTTTTGGGGGGGGTGGTGGTGTGTTAGGTGGTTTGATGCTTCGCTACTGTAGCACACCCTCAGGCGAAGGGAGATGCAGAGGTTTGAACCGGTGCTCCCCAGCGTTTGGCACGGTCAATCGCGGTTACAAGCTGGGCCATTGCCTTGACATCTCCAGTTGCTGCCGCAATGTTGAAATGATACTGAAGCGAGGCCATAACGGAAACCTGACAGACTGTCTCGTCTTGCTGTGCTGGTCCGTCATCGCTCATGTCTATTTCAGCGGAAACTTTTTTGATGTCTTCATAGGCTGTGGATCGGCTGATCTGAAAGCGTACAGATGCCTGGGTCGCTGCGTCGCTTGGTCGGATACCCGATTCAAGCCATCCACGCATAACCGAGTGCCTGGCTGTTATTTGCTGGGTCGATGCCATAGGTTGATTGATTGGTACTGAAGCACAATAGCAGATAATCGGACAAACCGGATAAATCGGACAAACTGGAGTCTTTCTACCTGGAACGCTTGCGTTTTGGATTGTGATACTGTATTGTTTGTGAGCATCACACCTAAACACCCATGACTGCAACGATCAAGACCAACAATCAACCTCGCGAGTTGATGAGTCTGCTGGATTTCTCCTTGGAGCGTCAGCAGAAGATTAGGTCGGATTTTGATTGGATGGAAGATATCGAAACGACTCAAGGTTTCTTCACGTACCGTGGGATGGTCTACCACTTGGAGGAATTTTTGAGGGTTACCTCAGGTTGGGATGAAGTGGCACAGCATTGGGATGGCGTTGCTGCTGATTCTTATTTCACTGGTACGCTGGTCCGCTTGTGCGATGATCCCGATTTTGTAATCGTTGGACGCTACGCGACGTAGCAGTCGAATCTATGCTATTGTAATTCAGTAACCAACCTACCAACTATCATGACAACCCTGACACAGCTTCTTAAAATTTCCCGCTCACGTTGGGTTGATGCTGACTGGAACGCACCGAAGAACAGCTGTATCGATGACATCATTGAGCGGTTTGACGATTGCCCCGAAGCTCTTATTGATTTTGAGCGTTCGGATTGGGTCAACATGGCCGAATGTTACACCTACCAACTGTTGGAACGTTGGGAGAATCACGAGTCTGATGTGAAGGCTTTATTTGATGCTTATGTTGATGCCATCGGTGCCACATCAACAATGGAAGCTTTAGAGGGTGTCTCCGGCGGTTTTGATGATGGTGACGACATGAACGCAGCAGTCGTCAACTTAGGGATGACGTGGGGATGTCTTGACATCTTGCAAGAACTGGCACGTTACGCCTACGAACACAGCGAACTAGGCGGACAACTGTGGCAAACCTTCCGAGACCACGCCTAGCAGTGTGCTAGGCTATCCAAGACCACAAAACACACAAAACAATGAGCTACCACCAATTTACAAACGAGACCGGCGAGCATTACGGTTCTTTTGAGGTTTTCTACGACCACGCAGACACGGGCCTTTGGAGCGATGAGCCTGGAAATTTCGATTCGGACGGCAAACCAGTGAAACCCGGTTTCTACTGGTGGGCTTGTTTTCCAGGTTGCCTTCCGGATGGCGGTCCTAGCGTACCTTTTGAGACCGATCAAGACGCTATTAAAGATGCGACTGAATTTATCTAACGACAAACAAATAAACAGCCCGCCTAGAGCGGGTTTCTTAGTGTCTGGCGTTAGATTAGGTTTAACTACACTCTGGATCGTTAAAACATGCCAGTGCCGAAAGATAAGGACGTAAAGACTGTCGGCAACGACCCTAGTAAGCGTTACAGGCTAGGCAAAGGTCCGGCACATCAGATCGAAGAAAGAGCGAACGCCACATATGCGTACATTTTGGATGGTGGAACGAAACGACAGATCTGCCAGCGCACTGCGGATCGCTTCAATGTCAGCCTACGAACGGCTTTTGATGACTACGGACGTGCGATGGACCTACTAAGGGAGGAACAAAGTGAGACTAGAGCGGATATTTTGAACCAAATCCAAGCTTTACGGCTTGCAGTGGCTAAAAAAGCAATTCAGAAAGGTCAGTTACAGGCTGCGACTATCCTTCTTCAGCAGATTGGAACGGCTAACGGCGAAGGAACCGAGTTCACCACTGCGGAAGAGGTAAAATTAAACATTTCCATAGAAAAACAAGAAGATACATAGTATCCCCTTGTACACCCTGTAGGTTTTTTTTTTTAGGGCCGATTAAGGCCCTTTTTTACTATTTAGTTGTTTTTACAGAGTGAGTAGAAAAAATGAGCCCGATTCTGGCAAGCTTGAGTGTGTTGGTATCCGATATCGACAAACCCCATGATGGCGATTGCTGAGAACAGATAGGCGAGAAACTTTCGCTGTAGTCGTTCTGTTTTGGTCATTTGGATAAGATGCGCTGTGCTAGTTGTTTCTTGGAGCGTTTGGATTTGGTGCCTGCCAGGGTCATCAGCTCGCGCTGGGTGTGAGCCATACATAGGGCCTCTACTGTGAGAGGTTTCCTATGGACTGCGGCCCTAACGGCTGGCTTAGGCGTTGGAGCGATGACCGATCGGTCGAACCGCCAATCATCGCCAATCCAGCGAGCATGAGCCGCAGCAATTGCTGAGCTAATACGCCTGTACCACTCGCCCGTAATGAGGCCAAGAGTGTAGGCATAAACCACAGCTGGGGCGATGACACGTGCCATAGCCTCAAACCGTGTGCCGATTTCGGCACTGGTTAGAATCTTCATTTGTCTAGGTGCGATAGTTTGTGTGTACTACCGGCGCAGGGTAAACCCTTCTTCGTTCCGGTAGTACAGCTGTACCAAGAGGCGCAGGGCGAACCCTTCTCCGTTCCTCTTGGTGTTTATATTATAGCACTCTAGAGTGTACTATGGGCTAGTACATGTGCCACTTTCTCTACTGTCTTACATTACAGTTTGTTAAGATTACGATAGTACATTTGTACTTGCGGTTCGCGTACCTGCGAGCGTGTACTATGGACAGTAGTACAGAGTGGCACACGGGGGGTACGCTTGCAAAAATAGTACATCTGTACTGGCGATAGGGAACCTACAGGTGTATTTGAAACAATATCTACTCTAGCACAGGGGGGTAGGGGTTCAATCCTCAGAATCGCTGGAACGCCCGCCCAAAAATAACAAGAGTACAATATAGACTACTGTGCTAATCTCGGTGTCATGAGCAGTAACAACCCCGAATGGCTTGACTGGTTTGGGATCATCCTCGGATCCGGCCTCCTAACCGCCCTCTTCGCTGGAGCGATAGCCGCCAAATCCGGCCCGATCACCCGAAAAGGAGCCTTCTGCCCCATCGGATACTACAGAACATCTGCATATTGCCTCCCTCTTAAGGCCACAACACCTCCCGCCGTGCCCCGCACCACCAAAAACTGCCCAATAGGCACCTACACTCAAACCGACTACTGTCTTTTTCTGGAACGTGTCAAGTAGCTCCGATTTAAGCCTCCGCCACGCCCAGGGGGAGGTATTTCAGAGCAAAACCCGCTTCCGCGTCTTAGTAGCAGGCCGCCGATTCGGCAAATCCTACCTTTCCTGCATCGAACTGCTCCGCGCAGCCATCGAACGCCCCGGCGAGGTGTACTTTTATTGCGCTCCCACCTACCGAATGGCGAAGGACATCGCCTGGAAAACCCTAAAGTCCCTGGTTCCTCAACCCTGGGTCGCCTCAAAGAACGAATCCGACCTCAAGATCGAACTACGCAACGGCTCCTTAATCGAATTAAAGGGCACCGAAAACGCCATGGCCCTGCGGGGTAGATCTCTCGGCGGAGTAGTGCTCGACGAAGCGGCGTTCATGGACTCCGCCGTCTGGTTCGAGGTGTTGCGACCCGCCCTCGCAGACAAACAAGGTTGGGCATTATTCATCAGTACCCCCGAAGGCACCGCCTCCTGGTTCTATGACCTATGGAACTACGCCGCCGAATCGGGTGGAACGGACTGGGCTCGGTGGAGCTACACAACAATCGAAGGAGGCAACGTCCCACCGGAGGAAGTGGAAGCAGCACGTGGCCAACTTGACCCACGAACATTCCGCCAAGAATTTGAGGCATCCTTCGAGAACCTATCGGGCCTGGTGGCAATCAACTTCAGCGAAGCCAACATCGACAAAACCATCAAAGACATTCCCGACCTAACGCTCTACCTGGGCCTCGATTTCAACGTCGACAACATGTCGTGCGTCTGCGGGGTAAAAGTAGACGACGAACTCCACATTTTCGACGAAATAATGATGGTAAACGCCACCACCTGGGACATGGCGGACGAATTAAACCACCGTTTCGGCCTCACCCGCAAAAAGGACATCTCACCCGATCCCACTGGAGCGGCCCGCAAAACCGCCGGGGTCGGCCTCACCGACCACGCAATCTTACGAAAATCCGGCATCCGAGTATCCAGCCCGCGCTCCCCCTGGAAAATCCGCGACAAAGTGAACTGCGTCAACACGGCAATTTTGGACGGCAACCAAGTCCGCCGCCTAAAAATCCACCCCCGGTGCCGCGAAACCATCAAATCACTCCGCACCTTGGTCTACGACGACAACGGCCTACCCAACAAAAAGCTCGGAGTAGACCACATGTTCGACGCACTCGGATACCTCTGCCTAATGAAGTTCAATCTCAACCGAGGCAGCTACCAAGGCCCCACAAACTTCCGCACCTACTAAACATTTACGCCCCGCACTCGCCCATTAGAATAGGAAAAATAGCTAGGTAGTTGGTGTACCCGTCATACAACCCAGTAAGAGAATCCTGGGCTGGTACGCCTTATAGCAGCACAGGCACAGGCGTCAACAGCCCCTTCACCCGCTCGGGCGCAGTCTGGT